AATGCAATGCTGGCGATGGTGGCCAGCAGCGAGTACAGAATTGGCAAAACGGTAACGGCGATGACCCCCGCCAGGACAATGAGAATGTCTTGCCAGGAGACGAAGCCGGCGGCCAGGTCGATGATTGGCTGAACGGTCTCCTCGAACCAGGCAACCAGGCCCGGCAGAATGTCGTCTCGGAGCGAAATCAAAGCGTCTAGCGTCGATTGAGGAACGAGGTCCCACAGCAGTTCGATAATCGCGTCTAGTGGTGTAAGTCCCTGGTCGAGCAAATCAAAAAATGCACCAACGTAAGCAATGCCCGTCTCAATCGCCGGAATCACCGTATCATTCAGCACCGCCTCAATTTTCGGCAGCGCACCCTCAGCAAAATTCAGCACCATGTTAATCAGCGGGCTTAAGGCGTCGCCAATCTGGATCAGCGTCGCGCTGCCAAACGCCTTCATTCGTTCGATGCTGCGGCCGATGCCGGTGTTCATCTGCTCATAGGCGGCGTCGGTGGCCCCGGCCGCGCCGGCCATCTCATCCATCGCCGCCGATACGGTGTCAAAATTCGGGCCGGTCACACCCAAAACGGCGTTCATCGCCTCGACCGAGCCGAATAAATCTTTGAAATCCTGTTCCGGCATGGAATCGCGCAAATCGTTGAAAATGGCCGGCATGGATTCGCCCGACTGGATCAACTCGGCAAATGATTTGCCGGTCAAATCCTGGATGGCGTTGCTTAAATTTGTCCCGCTCTTTGACGCTTCCACCATCGCCGCCCGGATCTGCGTCGTGGCCACGCTGGTCGGCGTGCCCTGCGCAGTCAGCGTGGCCAGCTGCGCCGCCACGTCGCCAAATTCAATACCCAGGCTAGAGGCCGTCGGGATGACGTTGAAGAGGCTGGCAGAGAGCTGGCCGAAATCGGTCTTGCCCAGGCGAACGGCCGTGAACATTTTGTCACTGGCCTCAGCCGCGCTGAGTACATCCGAGCCGTAGGCATTGACGACGCTAGAGATACCATCGACGGCCGTTTCTAGTTCTGTCACCCCGCCCACAGCCGCTTTTTGGGCCGTCTCCAGAAATGAGAAAACGTTGTCCTGGGGCACGCCGGCCGATAGGGACTGGTAGAGCGCCGGCACAACCTCGTCAGGCAGCACCGCAAAATCCTTGCTGAATTGCAGCACCTGCCCGCTCATGTCGTCCATCGCATCCTGGGTAATGCCCGGCAGGAGCGTGAATACCTCATTCATCTGGCCCTGGAAACCGATGAAGGCCGCTCCCGAAGCGGCGGCCACCCCCACGGCTGCGGTCGCAATCCCTAGCAGCGCGCCGGTCGCAATCGCCCCGGCCGCTTTGATGCCGTCACCGATGGAACTGCGCAGCCGGCTGCTCCACGACTGCGCCTGGTTTTGCGCGTCATCCAGCCCGCCAACGTAATCGGCGGCGTCCAGTAGGAGCGAGACGAATAATTTCTGGATTTCCATGATGCTAAAAATGCCTATCCGGTCGGGCCACCATCTGCCGGAAATTCGCCGCCCAGGGCCGTGTACTGCGACATCAGCGCCAATTCCATCTCTCTCAGGTCCATTTCCTTATCCCGTGCCCGGAAACGCAGCAAAAACGATTCTGCTGATTTTGCGCTGGCTTTGCCGCGATGGATGTTGTGCTGCTGGGCCATCGCTGCCGCCTCCCGCCAATCGGCCCGTTCATCGCCCAGCGGTTCCAGTGACGAAAAAGCCGCCCAGCGCAAGAATTCGTCCACATCCATTGTGTCACTTAATTCTTGCACCGTGCGGCCTCCGATTCCGTAGCGTACCAGTTTGTGAGCCAGCATGAGGTTGGCGTTGTCTAAAAGTTCTCTTTTTTTTCCTCCACCGCGTCGGCCTCGTCCATGCCGGATAATTCGCGCACGGTTTTGACGACCAGGTTGGTCACGGCATTGGGGATGTCGCCCAACCGTTCCATGACCTTGTGCCGGCCGCCCAACTCAGCCTGCCAGGCATCGGCCATGAATACCAGGTCGCTTTCCGGCCAGACAACGAATGGTATGCTGCCTGCGCGGGCGGGAGCTTTACCCCCCACCTCCGGTACATACAACTCGTCCCCCGCCTCGGGGATAGCCGCAAACGCCGCCTCTAGCAAACGGCCGTTTTCGCCATCAGTCACCAGGCACTCGGCCAAAAATTTAGGCCCGGCGTCGGCTGGTAAATCCGACCAGTTGATGTCCATGCTCTTATCGGCATAGACGCGGGTCTTTCCTTTGTTCGGCCGGGCCATGACTTTCTGCTGCTTGGCGGTGGAAAGGTCGCAGGCATAGACCACGCCTTCATAGCCCACGTCGACCAGGTCAATCCGGGCCACGCGCCGTTTGGCGGCCAGGCCCAGGAAGTCGATAGCGGATAGGGTGCGGCCGTTGTCGCTGCTACTCATTCAGTTTCTCCAATTGCGCTATCCAGCGGTCAAGCTGCCCGGCCACGTGTGCGCATGATTCCGCCTTTTTGCCGCCCTTGCTGCGCAGCATGACGGCGGCGCGGGTCATGTGTTCGACGGCGGCGCTGATGAGGTCGGGGGCGTCGGTGGTTGGTTCGGGTACGGCCGTTTTTTCAACCGTCTCCGATTTTTTCTTAGCCATTACAGCAGTTGCCCCCATGCCGGCGCGCCGGTTGGCGTCAAGCCAAAGTCGGCGGTAACCAGGTTTTCCATCGGAATGGTCGCTTTGAGCATGTGGATCCAGGCGCAGTACTGCATATACGTCTGCTGCGTATTCATCAGGACAATTCGCCAATCCAGGATAGTTTTGTTGGCTTTGATGTTGACCAGCGTTGACCATTGTGACCAGCGGAAATTCATCGTGTACGTCACCTGGCTCAGACCGGCCAGCGGGGCAGGGATATTGGTTTTGTAGCCGCCGTCGGAATCATTAGACGTGGTGTCAATGGACGCGGTTACATCCTCCGGCGTTTCCAAATCTTTCGTGCCACCAACTGTCACCCAGGTGTCGAGCAGGATGTCATAGTATTGGAGAAGCGCCCCAAACCCAACCAGTTCTTCAGGCGGTCTGCATGCTTCGGTCATGTCGCCTCCTATAGCGGGATCGCCAACACAAACACGTCGGCGGATTCTGAAATCAGGCTCAGGTCGCGGCCGCCGAGCGTTTGCTCCCAGCCCACCGGTTCGATTATTTTGGCCCCGTACCCGGCAATGCCAATATCAAGCTGGCTGATCGTGGTGTCGCGGCCATAGGGATCATTGCTGCCCTCGATTGTCACCCACTGCGCCGCAACATTGTCGTTGCGGAAAAGTAACAAGACGCGCCGGGTGGTCATCACGATTTTATTGCCGTTGGTCGGGTCCATTGCCGTCCAGGTGACGGCCGTTATCTGCGTTTCCGATTCAGAAACATACGGCCCCGCTACCTCTTGTACTGCGATTACTGTTTCAGCCATTGTTCATTACCTCATTTTTCGACGTGGATTATGTAGTCTGACATGACCTGCCAGAGCGTCGTCTCCGGCTCATGCTGTGATAATGTGTTCGCGCGCGAACAAACGACGTTGCGGCCGCCCATCTGACCCCGATAGGCGTCCATCCGGACGCGAACAGCGCCATCGACGAGCCGGGCCGCCGCTTTGCTGGCCGCCCAACTGCTCACCTGATAGCGCAGCCGGTGGTAAGCGCCAACACCATCCGGCCCGGTATGGTCGCCGATGTCGCTGATGTCCTGGTACGTCACTGCCGGCAGCGGGCTGTTTTGTGGCAGCGGCGCGGGCGTTACCCGGCTGCCGACTTCAGCCGCCAGGCCCGGCATGGCCAGCAAAAACGCGGCCAGTTCGTCGTCTAAATCGACAAATAGAGCCAGATACTCGGTCACGGCCGTGCCAGTTCCTCCAGGACGGCGGCGATCTCGTCAACGGCCGCACCCTTGTTTTCGTCATAAGCCGGGCGTAGATGGGGCTGCGCCCGTTGTTTCGACGTGCCAAACTCGACGTGAGGCGCATACTCGACATTTGTCCCGGTGCGGGCCTCGGCGTCATGTGGCCCGGTTGCCCGCGCCTCAGTGTGGTAGCTGCGCCGCAAATTACCCCTATCGACCGGCGCTTTGATTTTGGCCGGGCCTTCGATGACCAGGCCGCCGGCGCGCAGAGCTGCCGCCAACTGCCGGCCGCTGGCCTTTTTGGCCATGCCGGTCAGTTTCCGGGTCAATTCCTCTACGCCGCGTACGTCCGCTCCGCTGGCCATTAGTGAGTCACAATCTCCAATTCCAGCCGGGTTTGTGCCGACTGGCTGTCATGGACGACGGCCGCAATGTTGTAAGCCGCGCCGCCGATAACGGCCCGGTGGGTCACTTCGATGGCCGGATAGTGGCCGCGCAGATCCAGGACGTGAGTCGCCGTCTGCACCGTCAACGCCGGCCCGCGTCGTTCGTTGCGCGGCAGCGCAGCCGCCAGCAGACCGTTTATCACGCCCAGCTGGGCGTGATTGGCCCAATTGTCCACCAATTCACCGTTGGGCCGTTTGGTTGGCGTGTTGACCTGGATATTGACTACAGCCGGATAGGCCCGGTGCAGGCTGTCTAGTAAATCGGGATGGATTAGACCATCCAGGACGTTGCCACTGCCTAAACTCATGAAATCAACCTCTGTTTCCACAGCCGTTCATCCCACTGTGCCGGCG